GATGTATCCAGAATTTAGTATCTTTATTTGCTTCTTTTTTAGTCATGTTTCTCCTTATAACCTGTTTGCAAAAGTACTTATTTCATTCTCTGGTGTTCTACCAGCTCTTTGACGAGCAATATGATTCACCCGAATGATTTGAATAGATGTTAAGTCAAAATCTAAACCTAAATCATCTCTTATATATCTATAATAAATCTCTTCACATAACTTGAAGTGCTTTATAAAGATACTCGCATTATATTCTTTTAGGTCCATAATGTCTATAAATATCTTAGAAAACTCTGAGTCAGATGCAAAGCTATTACCCATACCCTCTACACCAAATATATCTAATAAATCTCTATTAAGGTCTCTTTTAACCTTGTTAGCAGCTTGGACATAAAGTCTATTTAGATATTCTTCAAAATCTTCCATATCCTCGAACCTACTGAAGTTGATATTTGAGTATTCTAGCCATTTTTCCATAACGAAATGGTCCCATGCATGTTTTTCATCATCATCTGAAAATGAAAGAACCGTTGGCTCTTCTGTCCATCCTAGATATATATTACAGTCTTTGATAAGTTGGCAATTACTGCAGAATGTTTCTATGAAATCTTCTTTAGTAATATCATTATAGTCTTCAACTTGCATACTACATAAGCTAGTGCTTCCATGCCAATCATTATCATTAACCTGCAAAGGCTTGCCAAATACACTCTTATAATATCTGTTTAATGGATTGATATCATTTTTTGGATAGTATGATGACCATCTTCTAAGAAGTGGTATAGCAGGTATTATATTGCCAGATGCAAATAAAGATAAGATTCTCTCTTCAAATGTTCCAAAGCATGTATTACCTGTACCATATTCACTAGCACGTCTTCTTATTGATGCAGTAGGATTACCTGTTACAAATGGGTGCCTTAATGCTTGATATTTAGGCCATTCATATGTTAATCCAGCAAAATGTTGATTATAAGCAATATTTATATCACCATTAGCAACTCTTCTAGATATAGTAATTGCATCTCGAATGCTAATGCTTTGAGTTACCAATAAATCGCCATATTCATAGGAATAAGTTGTATCCCCTCTGCTATTAGTTATATCTACTACTATATCCTTAATAGGAACTGCAATATTTATAAACCATTTGCTTGGGTCATCGACTAAATTAACACTTTTAATATTTAAGCTAGAATTAGTAATACGTTCTACATTACCATTTCTATCCATATGAGGTAATGCTGGTGTACCTGCTGGTAAATTTTCAGCATAATTCCAACCCTTATTAAACCATGGAATTTGAGATATCTCTACTTTAATATCATCATTGGCTAATACAGATTGATTTAAGTTATTTACCAGTGTATCTAATGCCAGTTGACCTTCTACATCTTCAGATTGAAAGAATTTAATACCTTGCTTTCTAATCTCTTTTAGCTGGCCATCTAATTGTAATGCTCTAGCTAATACTCCATTCAGCTCATATCTTTCAGAGCTAAATACAGCTTTTATTGTTCTAGCTGATTCTAGCCTAGGTTGTGCAACACGTCTAGATAGTTCTTTAAATTTTGCATAACTACCTTGCTCCCATCTACCTGATTTAATAACCTTGATATCAGTTTGATACTTTGAGTTAAATTCGTCAAGCTTTTCTAAAAATGGACCTGTTAGTCCAAGCATATGCACAGCGATAGGAGGCGCTTCTATTGTGCTATGTTTTTCTTTTAATTCCAATGTTTCTTGCATTGTAATCTCCAAATTTGCTAAAAGGGGACGGACCAGGCAGGGACCCTCGGGTAATGATGTGGAAGAATCCCCTAATAGCGTTTCAAAACTGCAGAATAAGACGGATGGAGGGAGTTGTTGCGGGACCTCTTGGTACGTGAGTAATCAGCGGACTATATGAGTATCCAAAAAGGATTAATAGACGTGTTATTTCATGGACTCTGGGTTGCGCGTAACTAATCGCAAAGATTTCTTATTCTACTCCAAAAGCGATTTACTTACCGCCTTTTACTCCTTCAGAAACGTGCGAAACCATCGCATCTTCTGTTAGAGGTGTACTGTCAACTGCAATTACCTCACCGACTGCTATAGAACCGGTTAAACCCAATTCTTCACGCAATTCACCTACGGTTGTTGCTGTTGTTTCAGTATCTACAAAATTAAGACCACCATTCATTAGTTTAATAGTGATTCTTGTGATAGTTGTTTCTATTGCCATGTTGTATTTCTCCTTAAGTAAGAAAATATAAATCTAATACGGTTTAGTAACATAGTACCGCAAAATACTCCTGACTGACAAAGTCATTAGATTTGATTAGTTGTCGAAAATTGATACATTTTATGCAGATGAGTTTATCAGCCAGTATGATACATTCATGTTCTGTGGGTTTATGTCGTCTTCTGATACATTACTTGAAGATGGAGTTATTCTCCTCCTTGATACATTCTCTGATTTTGGGATTCTGCTAAATCATGATACATTGGGCTTAGGTGGTGGTCTTGCCATAGCTGATACATTAAAGTGCCAATGGATTACTCCTTCTCCATGATACATTTGCTCTTCGTGGGATTCTTTCTCCGCCTGATAAGCCCCACATTTCTGCAGGGCTTGATACATTTGTTTATAGTGAGTTTATCTCTTAGGCTGATACATTTCCAGTGTAGTGGGATGCTACGTCATAGTGATTCACTTCATTCATTTGGGATTCTACGTTCTGGTGGTTTAATCCTAATTTAGCCTCATGATACGGTGGGAAAGCTGGTAATCCTTCAATAGCCTTCCAATTCGTATACAAGTCAATGATGAACATCTTAATCATATAGCGTATAGCCATATTATGCTTATGTCCCTTAGATTTCTCTACATGAGCTGGCATATTATCTAAACGATGTCTATAATCGTCATAAACCTTACGATAAGGATTATTTAATGCACCTGCTCTCAAGAATGAACTACCTAATACACCTACTAATTTAGACTTTAAGAATGGATTAAAAGATATACCTTGCTTGGTCTGCTCTTTACCATCTTTATCTAAATAAGCTGATTCTACTAAATGTTCTTTCTTTCGAGAACGTCCAGCACCATTAATTACATCTAAACCTGCATATTTCCACATAGAACTACTATATTTAGCTTTATGTATGTCAAATTCAGTTATCATTACTGATGCCATTGCTGGGCCAACACCTTTAACACCTTTTAAATAGTCTGTCCATATAGGATAGTCTGCTAATACCTTCTCTAATTGCTTAAAATGACGTGCTTCACTAGATTCTAAACCAAAGTATTGGTCTACTAATATAAGCTCAGTCATTGTTGAGATAAGGCCATTTTCAGCCTGACGTACCTTTCTAGGCAGTCTTACTACTCCTGCTGTTAATAATCTATACTCTTTTCTTAAAGTATCTAATATATTAATAGCTTCTTCAGGTGATTCTTCAGGTTCTTTTGAGCCTGGCTCAATACCTAATTTACATTTAAAATTAATAACTATACGATTACCAGTTGCTTGGCGTAGCTTTTGTATATCATATACGCCTCTAACAATGGTCTTTAAATTACTTATCATTTCTGTTGCCATAGTTCTCCTTTAATTGCGATTAAAATAATGCAAGGTGCGCTAGCTGTCTTAGTAGGATTTCGTTCATGACAAGGAATCGTTAAGATTCAATCAGTATCATGCAAACACCATACCTTGCATTATTAGTTATTTAGAAAGGAATATCACTTGATTCTGTGACTAAATATAATAAAAAGAGAGTATCAAATAGGTCAAATAAGGAATGCCTCGGCTGGCCTCACGGTTACAGCTCTCTACTCTCTTTTTAATTATGACTTGTACCAAATAGCGTAAAGTTGCCTTTTGGTTAGTCTATTGGCTTGCGCCTTCGTAAACCCACGATGATTCGTTACCCAGTTTACGAGTTGATGTTTGAAGTGATATGGACACTTGGTCATTTTTCTTTAGACCATAGTAACACATATACTGTGAGGAATTGAAATAAGGTAAAACATAACATTGGAAGAGCGTTATGTCCCATTATAAAGTGAATAATTGTAAACAATAGCCATAATAATGGCATTATTTCTATTAATACTTCTACAAGATACTTCATATTACTCCTTTGTTGTTGAATTTAAAGGGAGACATAGCTATCTCCCTATGGTAATCTCACGCTTGCAAGCCATGGTGAGTAGTTCACTAATTACCAAGTCGGGTTACGACTAGTACTTTACTTAAATTTAAGAGGCAGGGTAAGAAAAAGAAAAAGACCTACCTCTTATTAAACACATGAATTTAGGCTTCATGCATGCCTACTACACCTTATAAACGTAGTCAGGAGAAACTACTGGATTGTAATTTCTATAGCCTTGACTTAGAAGAGGTATGGTGTAAACCTCTGTAACGACACGGTAACCTTGGTATAATTGTTGTGTCGTATTATAATAATTGGCGTTGATTGGATTACAAGGCTCAACGATTCCCAAAGCCTCAGATATGTCGTTAATTGTTCACAACAATACCTCCAAATGATACTGGTCCATTAAAATGTTTCATGCCTTGTTGCTTGGCATCTGTAATGGATACAGCGTTAAACATAAATACTCCAGACGTACGATTACATATCATTCTGAAGCGTTTCTTTGCTCTATTATGAGCGGTTAATTTGTTTGCCATAGGCATCTCCTTTTTTGTTTTGTAACATTTAAATGCTTGCTTGAGGTCTGTTCAGGTATCAGCAGAGATATTGTTACGGCCACCCTGATTCCATTATACTCCTGATAAATTACCCCTATTCTCAGGGTACATAACCATTCCTCAAACTTCGTAATGCTCTGTAAGAAGCAACTTTAGCGATACAGAATTAAATGAGCTTCACACCCATACATTACTTACGCATTATTAATTTTATGTGTGGTAAAATAGAGTATATAGGCGTGCATGTGCCTACAGGAATAAAGTAAACACCTCCTAATGGAGGCATTCACTCTATTTCTTCAGGGTTAGCTCTAAATATCACCCTCGTCCACAAAGTAGGTTTCTCTCGGCTTTACATATACCAGAGATGCTACTGTAAATGGCTTTTCTAACGATGCACCAGCTTTATCAGCTGTAATAGCATACACTCGCTGATTAGTCTTCTTACTCTTTTGTAGAGTGTAGAATGCATTAGGGATTATTTCTGTTTTACTATTATCCCCATTTACTTTTGCATCTAAATTACGTAAGGTGACAGAATCTAAACCGCCATTTTTGAGCAATTTGGTAGATGCTAAGTCAGATTCTGATAGTGCTCCGGCGAAAGTAAGCTTGATTTTATTCGGATTATACACTTTCTTACCATCCTCTTTAACATCAACCCAAGCCTCTTGGAATTGCACTTGTTTTACAGCATTAGATAAGCCTTCAACACCTATACGGATTGGATTAGCTATGGTTTCAGACATTTTGTTTCTCCTATTAAACATTTAGAAATTAATTAAGGTTGGAGATATTACTTGAATCCCCTCATAACAAGCAGGGGAGAGCGTGGCGCCCCTGCGCCATGCGACCATAACCACACAGCCTTGAAAACTTAGCCGAGACAAGATAAAGACGCTGTAAACTTAAATTTCAACTAAAGTCTACCCCCATGCACCCTTTTTTCAAGGCGGTGGGGTTGATGGTATATCACGTAACCACATTCTACAGCAATTTTTTAGAAATGACTTTTTCAACCTTTCCTAGTTGTCCATTAAACCCTTGATAAGGTTAATACGGGCAGGTTTCCATAATTTTTTTGTAGCTAAAAAAGAAAAGGCTTGACAAAGGTGTACTTTTAGTTGTAAATTTGGAGCACTGTATGGCGACATAATTAGGCACATAAAGCCGCTTGAAGCCTAATTAACCAATAACAAGCATTTTATGAGTACTTATAGCTTTTACGACGTAGATAGCGTCGTTATGTGATAACTATATTAAGGAACGTAATGAATAACTTATATGAATATGTATTAAAGCATATTGGTGAACGATATGGACGGTCTGAGGACTTCTTAGAAGGTGTTATGAATAGAATAGCATGGCATGAATCAAGAAGTGTTGTAGATTGTAAGCAAATAGGTGGAGGTCCTGGTAGGGGCCTCTTTCAATTTGAAGTAGGAATTAAGCAAGGTGGTGAAACAGCTATGAATAGGCTACTTAGGTGGTTTGTAAAGCATGAAGTTGATATCCCGTCATGGGCTAATGTAGGTGTTGATGGTGTAGATGCTTCTAAATTAGCTGAAGAAGCCCAAAAGATGATGTTTTTAGGTAATGTTAGGTATCACCCCAAAGCAAGCTTTAAGGGTTTAACTATAGAGAACCTTAGAGAATGGTGGGCAGACTACCACTGGGCAGGGGATGCAAGTCATAGAGAGGGTCATATGAAGTCTTTTGACCATAGTATGGAGCATTTTAAAGGATGATAGGATATTTTATTTTAGGATTTGTGTTAGTATTTGTAATACACTATATACTTAATGAAAATTCTGGATATCTTGATGACTGGCGTTTTGATGATGAAGATTGGGATTAAACAAACAAAAGGAGATTAAATATGCCGTACGGTAAAGGAACATATGGGAAAAAGGTTGGCAGGCCACCTAAAAAGAAAACAATGCCTAGAAAGAAAAAGAAAAAATAACACTTGTATACTATAAATATACATCATAAAGGTGATGAAGAGCCTACTACTTATAAGATATATAGAGAAGATGAGGCTATTAAGGAAGGTATAGAGTATGTTTATTGGAAAGAAGCTGATGCAAAGCAGTATGCACTCTCTGATGACAAATACGTCGCTATGGTCATCTCTAGGAGAGAGTATCCTAGCAATCATGACATTCCTAACACTTACTTGCGTTTTCCTTGGGGTTACACTTTTTTTAATCCTAAGTATAGCAGTAAGAAACTTAATGTTAAGGGTCGTAAGACCAATGTCACTTTTAGTGGGAAAAGTTATATTGAAGTTCAATCAGGTCAGGACAAAATGAAGAACTTGGCGACTATGTTCGCTCTTAAGCCAGATTATGACTTGGCTATAGAGTGGGCTATGGGAGCTGTTACAGATAGTGAGCGCAGGAAATGGAAGCGCACAATGAAATCAGAGGTATTTAAGAGTATGGTAAGAGATGAATTGCAAGGCTTATTGTTAGAGCATGGGTTAACAGAAAAGTATACCTTAGAGCTTTTAGAGAAGACTATTGCTTTAGCTACTGATAAAAAGGATATAACTAATCTTTTAAGAGCTGTAGATAACTTACAAGACATGCACGGCATGAAGGATAAGCATCTTGTTAAAACAACCGATAGGTTGGAGGCTTCATCCTCGACTAAGCTCTTGGATGAGATAGTCGAAGAAGAGCAGCGTCTTGTTGCTACTAGAACAACCTTTAATGATGATACAGGTGAAGTAAAGTATAAAGAGGGCGATGAATAATTTATTAAAGACAGCATATGATAACATTTTAGGTAATATTTCTGGTATGGAAGAAGTGTCTAATTTGCGAGACGCCCTAAAAGACTACCATCATGACTCTTTAAATGAAGCAAAGGACATGGCGGGAGTTAAGCCATTCACTCCTGGGCACAAGTATTATGGATTTGATGCATGGCATTATGATGATATTGGAGGACGGCCTGCTCCATTAGACCCAAATCAATACCCTAACTGGGAAGAAGTAGATGCTATGAGGCATTATTATGGACCTCAGGTTATGGCTGAGGCAGATGGCGGTGGAGTATGGCAAAATATTAAATCAGTTGTTGGACCGTTATGGCATGAGCTAGAGGGTGTAGTACAGGGTGACCCCATGGAGCAAATAGGGGTAGACCTTTATAATAATGCTGTTTCTAATTATGATGAATTTACTGGCAGGGATAAATTCCCCGCAACAGGCCTATTAAATAGGCTTAGAGCCTTTAGTGGCGGTAAAATGCCTAAGCAAGAGTTTTCTAACTTTGCAAAGCATGCCTTAGGCAGAACGAAAGTACCTTCACCATACGGTGAATAATATGGATTACGAAGAAGAGTATAGCAGAAAGAAGGTCTTTGAGAAGCTGTATAGGAATATGGCTCTCTTTGGTCGAACCTGCTTTCCTACCGCACTAAATAAGGAGATTCCTCCTTTCCACAGAGAAGTGTATCAAGCTCTTGGTAATCCTGCAGAGCGAAGGGTGGCTATTGCTGCCCCTCGTGGAACTGCAAAATCAACAACAACATCGCTTATATTTCCATTATGGAAAGCCGCATTCAAGCGGAGCGATGAAGACTTATTTATTGTAATTATATCAGAGTCTCAAGCACAATCAATTAACTTCCTTAGTCGTATTAAATATCATTTGAATAATTCTACACAGTTTAAAGAGTTGTTCGGAGATATGAGCTTTAATACTGCGAGACGTTGGACTAACACAGATGTAGTACTTGCTAATGGTACGAGAATCGTCGCAGTTGGTACTGGGCAACGTGTACGGGGGTTTATTGAAGGTGATACTAGGCCTAATCTGATAATTGTAGACGACTTTGAGTCTGAACTAAATGCTTTTACTCCTGAAGCCCGTATGAAGAATAGAAAGTGGATGACAGAAGCAGTTATACCATCTTTATCTGATGAAGGTAAAATTGTGATGATTGGCACAGTTATCTCTGAAGACTGTTTTTTGTATTGGGTAAAGGAGTCCTCCGCGTGGTTGGTATTATGGTATTCTATTATGGGTGATGGTGAGGGTAAGTTATTATGGCCTGAACGATTTCCTATGTCACGAATAGATGAAATAAAAGAAGAGTACTCCTCGGTAGGGAACCTTAATGGTTTTTTCCAAGAGTATATGAATATAGCTCAGGACCCTGAGACTGCACCTTTTAAACCTGATTGGATTAAGAGGCATCACCTTGATTATGAGATTATAGATGGTCAAGGCTGTATGGTTAAGGATACAGGGGAGGAACGTAAAGTTATCCCTGTTGAAGTGTATTCAGGGGTAGACCCAGCGTCTTCACTATCAGCACGAGCTGACTTCTTTGTTATAGCTACGATTGGCATAGACCATGAGAATAATAAGTATATTATAGACCTATATAGAGATAAAATTACTCCAGATAGGCAGCCTCAAGCAATTATAGACGTTTACAAGAAATATAGGCCAAGGAGGATGAAAATTGAAACGGTGGGTTATCAAGAGGCTCTTAGAACAGCAGTTAGGCAGCTCATGCAGGAAGAAAGTTTATACATACCTGGACTCGAGCGAGGGGTTAAACCGAGGAACAGGAAGTCGGAGCGACTTCTATCGTTGGTCCCTATGTTTGCTAGAGGACAGTTTTTCTTCAGGCCGGAAGACATAGAAGGGGAAAAAGAGTTCTTATCTTATCCCAAAGGTCAGCATGACGATGTAATGGATGCAACATACATAGCTTTAGACGGTGCAAAGCCTTGTAGACACGCAGAATTTGACGAAAACCAAGAAAAAGGTAAAAAAGCGAAAAAAGTTCTTGATTGGATGGTACTTTAAGTCGTAAATTATGGCTATGGCAGAATCTAATATTAAGGTAACAGACCCTAAAAAGCTAGTAGATGAGACTCAGGACCTGTATCAACGCTATTCGACAAAGCGTGATACATGGGCTAAACATGTTAAGGAAGACAGGGAGTTCCGTCTAGGCAGACAATGGACTAGAGAGCAAGAAGAAGTATTAAAAGCTCGAGGACAAGCTCCAGTTGTGGTTAATCGTATACATCCAGCTGTAGAAGCAGCTAAATCGATGATAACGGCGAATCGTCCATCGTTTAGGGTGGCCCCTAGAGAAGATTCTGATAATAGAGTAGCGCAAGTAATGTCTGCGCTTCTTTCGTATATGTATGATATTTCTGATGGCAGGACTGTAGTGCGTACAATGGTAGATGATTATTATGTTGCTGGTATGGGACTTATTCAGGTTTATCAAGACCCATTAGCTGATATGGGCAAAGGTGAGGTCAAAATTAAAGATATTGACCCAATGGATGTTTATATAGACCCTAATTCAAGAGATAGATTATTTGATGATGCCGAAAATATCATCGTTTCGAGATTATTTACTAAAGCTCAAGCTGAGCGTTTATACCCAATGTATAAAGATGCTATTGAAAACGCAAATTCTGATATTGATTTTAACTCACCAGAAACTGGCAGGGCAACTAATGACTATGCTGCGCAATTTCCTGAAGATGTTGGGCAAGTAAGTGAGCAGGACTATATACGTGGTTATGAGAGATATTTTAAGATACGAGTACCTAAGCGAAGAGTATTTGAGCAATTTAGTGGCGATGAAAAGCTTTTAGACGAGACAGAGTGGGAGCGATATCTATCTCAACCAGCATGGGTTATTAATGGTGAGCAGATTTTAACAGACGAAGAACAAGTTCAGCAGTTAATAATGCAAATGCAACAACAGTTTCAGCAGCAACAAGCTCAAGCTGCATCACAGTTAGTAGACCAAGGTGGTGACCCTAATACTGCTCTTGCGGCACCTATGCCTGAGATACCTATTGAACAGGTTACTTTTGCAGACTTAGTCCAGCAAAAAGTAATTCAAGTAGTAAAAATTACAGTTGAGCGAGTAAAGATGTGTGCAATGATGGGAGATGCTTACCTGTATTCTCGTATTCTTCCTACGGATAAATATCCAATCGTTCCAGCAGTGAATATGCATACACGTACTCCATATCCTACCTCAGACGTACGCATGGTTAAGG